TCTTGTATTGTTTTTAAGATAATTCTAATTTCTTCACTAGGTTCTCTATCATAGAAACTTGTGTCGTAAATTTGTTTGTCGTAACCTACACTGTCGCTTTGATATAACTGGCTACTAAATTGTATAGTACCATTTTGTCTGCCAATTGATTTGTAATTAACAGTATAATCTACATTTGATTGATTGTCAATCTTTTCTAGTAGCAACCAACCGCCGCTGCCAATAGTTTCAATTTTTACAACACTACCAATTTTATCGTCTAAACTTTCTAGTGCATAAGCGCCAGGTATAATAAAGTTAATTGCAGTTTCTGCATTATATCCTTCTGCATACCAGTCTGTGTAGTTCCAATACAAAGATACATCATAATCTTGTATTTGATTTCTAAACCATTCACCTGTGGTTGCTATCCAGTTATAAATTGCCCAGAAGCCGCCTACACCAGAATCGTTTTTAACCAACACACTAAATGGACGTACAATAAGTGTGGTGTTATCTAAATAATTTTTACCACCGTTTACAACTTCTACACTTGTTACTTGTCCTAAGTTGTTAATGTATGTTTTAATTTCTGCACCAGTACCTGTACCTTCAATTGTTACTGTAGGTCCGTCTCTAGTTTCGCCTTCTGTGTAATTACTATCAATATAACCTCTACCAGGATTTGTAATTGTCACAGATTTGATACTACCATCCTCAATTACAGGAGTAAGAACTGCCTGTGTAATTTTTGCAGTACCAATAAATCTCAGTAAACTTTCGCTTTCAATTTCTGTGTCCCAAAGATTACTAAATTTACTTGGCGTTGGATCAATTTGTTGTAGAGGAGAAATATCGAACTCGTCTACTACAACATATTCAGTAAGTATTCCGTTTACTCGCTCAATAATTTGTTTTAGAGCTTCTTTACGGTTTACAAACATACTTTGATTTGGTTCGTTTAGTATACCAAAGCGTCTAGCAATACTTACTCTTGTATCTGGTAATTGAATATTTTGCTCGTTGTAACCAACTAAACTGTCTACCCATTTGTCCACAATATCTGCATTTGGTTTGCTACTTGCAAGACCTTCTGTAAGCAATTGATATTCGCTGTGGATATTATTTTCTTCGTTGTCTGTTGTAAAATAATCAATGTGTAAAACAGTATCTTTGTCTTTAATTAAATTTTTGACATTGTGTAAAGCATAATTCTTACTATCAAATAAATTGATATATCTATAGCCTTGTGCTGCTGGATCTTTAATTAAGTTTGCAACATCTAAGGCACTTATCTTTCTTCCATATGAATTAGGCAATGTTGACTTAGATTTTACCCAGAAATAATATCTTGGTATTGCTACTCCAGTAACAGGATCGTAACTGTTTGCAACAGTATATGTTTCATCACCATATATACTTGACCCACTAATACCTTCTGCTAAACCTTCAGTTGTATCAGCAAGTGTATCCCATTCGCTTGGCAAATAATCACTTTCTACCCATTCATATACATCAACGTCAAAACCAGGAATAATTTGATTCCATGTATTTGTTTTGAACTGTATATCTCCTTGATAAGGATTATACCATTTAATTGTATCTAGGTTCCACCATAACTTTCCTACATATTGTGTTGACCAAAGATCTTTAGTACCTGTGTCAGTTGGACCTACATTATACACAGCAGGATCATAATACAATTTATATGTTATTTCTTGTTCTGCTGGACCAGCAATACGTCCTTGAATAGGATCGATAAAATCTAAATATGTAATTAAATCTTTTGTGGTGCTATCATACAACCATACACCTTTTATTTTGCTTAGATTTACAAAAGGTTCTATTTGTGAATTTACTCTCCACGCAGTTTCGTTTAGTTCATTTCTAAAGTCTTGGATAACGCCATTGTTATTTGTACTATCTCCTAAAATAGTATCTAACGGTTGTGCAGGTGCTACCATATACAAATGGTTTCTGTTTAAATAACCATAATTCATATCCGACTGACTAATATCTGTGCTTGACATTAATTTTTCAGAGTAAATTAATTTATTGTTTATTGTTTCATATAGATACACACGACTGTTATCTTTTACAGAGTCTGTAATATTTGTTGCACCATTATCGTATGTTGTAGGTGATTCTGTGTTACCAGATAACGGACTGTTAACATATGCACTACCATATAATGCTGTAGAATTTGGATAGGTTACGCTATACACATCAAATGTGGTTTCAAATTCTGTATCGCCTCTTTGACTTGTAACTGCAAGTTTGTCGCCATCTAAATCAACAAACACACCAAATCTATTGTTTTTCTCTCCATCAGGTGAGAACAACTTTTGGTCTAGTACAAATTGACTGTTTTCTAATTTGTAGACATAAACTTGACCATTTTTAATTCCAGTTTCGTCTGAATCAGGTGCACCAATTGCTAACTTGTTTCCAAGAGTGTTTAAACTTACACTGTGTCCAAAAAATTCATCATCAACAGGTGAATCTATGTTTTGATCAAAAACGTATCTTTCATTTTGTTTTCTATAAATTGCCACTCTAAATTCAGCAGCATTTAAAACTCCACTTAGTGCAATAACTTCACCGTTATCACTAATGTCAAAAGTTGTTCCAACATCTGTTGCTAATCCAAATCCACTACTGTCTTCATTATATAAATCAGTGTGATCATTTAGATCAGCAGTTAGATATCCTGTGTAATCAACAAATGTATCCAACTGATTCCATAAACTTGTGTCAAACGGATTGCCTGCAAACACTGTTTGATTTGCTTGATACAAATCGCCTTCATAATATACAATTTCACCTTCAATGTATTTTGCAATACTTTGCCATTCGCCTCTATAATCATCATCTATATTATATTCGTATGTGTCTAGATCAGTAACACCGCCATTGTTGATAATATATAATCTGCCATTATCTGCAAGACTTCTTACATATAAACTATGATCATAATCACCAGGAGATACTGCTTTCAATCCTAAGCCAAACTTTTCATTTGTTCCTGGCGCACTACTACAAATAACTTCAATTAAATCAAATGTATTATCAATTAATTTTTTATAAATGTAAACTACACCTTGTTCAGTGTACTTCATTGCAAGTGCATTAGGATCTGCTGTAATCATTTTTACACGCTTCCAGTCTTGACTTTCCAAGTTAATTGTGCTACTCTCAACTGTAACTGTTTGCAATGCTTCCCAAAGAACACCTTTGCTGCTTACAACGTCTCCTACCAAATATTCTTGAGCAGGATCTAAAACACCTTTGTATCTACTTTTTACGTTAGATGCTAAAGGAGCACCTACATACAAATACTGTCCATTTGGTGACATTGCAACACTATCGCCAAATTGACTGTTTGGATCGTGATAGTTTAAATTTGGTTCTATGGTTTGATTTAATTTTAAATCAGTAGCATCGCTGCCTCTTGTGTAAACGTAAACTTTACCTTCGTCAATATCAGGCACACCAACTGCAAGTATTGTGTTGTTAAAACTTGCTGCAACACTTTGTCCAAAAAGTTTACTGCTTTCTTGTGGTGCTAAAATCTGTTGAATTTTCTTTAGAATAGGTTTGTTATCGTATACAGCCGATATTCCAGATCCTACATCGTCAATCCAAAATCTATCGTTGTTTAAATCATAAGTTTGTAATGCAATGTTTACATCAGTTACTTGTGTGACTCTACGAATACAAAATTCGGTAACAATACCAAGTGTGCTGTCTTGCAAATCAATATAATCACTGCTAATTGGATTATCAGTTTCTATTTCTATATTTGGATTTATAATTGTGCTGTCTTCACCTGCAACAGTATTTCTTTGAATATTAGTTGCCAACCAAAATCCGTTTACATCATTGTCAATATTGTTAATGCCAATAATTGCATCTTCTTCAAGTTCAATGTTTTTATCAAAGAACATTTTAAAACCAAGATCAGTTTTTTCGATGTGTGTAATTTTATATGGTGCAACAACATGACGGTAAACCATCCAGCTTGTATCGTCTTGTGGTGTCCATACATATGATCCTACGTCAACTGTATCAATGTCAACTGTAAGAATATCTTCTATTGTTTTAGCCAAAAAGTCAACCTGATCCAATTTGACATAACCACCTGTTTTTGTGTACTCGTTTGTAACATTATAAGTTGGTAAAAATCCTGTGTCATAGTTGTCAGGTTTAATAAGCACATCACTACTAGGATATTGATACACAAGATCAGTTCTCGTGTTATCTATTTGATTTACTAGTTCAACAGTTTGCGGTTCAATTCTAAATTGCTTTTCGTCTAGTCTAAATTCTACTTCGTCAAAGCTAGTTACTGCACCATACTGTCCAACACGTACTGCCCATTCTTCGTATAGTTCAATGCTGTCTTGGTTAGCACTTCCTAGTTTATCAAACAACTTGGTAATACTGTTTGTTGTGCCTTTGTCTTGTATAAAACCTTGGTAGAACTTGTACTGGCTAACATCATCTTGAATAATGTTTGATAGATAATTTCTTTTTTGGTAGCCAATTAAATGCTGTGCTAATCTTTGCTGTTCAGCGTCAAAGTTGTCTGTATCTAAATCATAAAAATCTGCAAACTGATTTGCTCTGTAATCCCAGTTAGGCTGAAGTTTGTTTTCTGGCTTCTCTGGCAATCTTGACCATAAATCAAAATTAAATGTTTCTGTGCCGCTGTGCGATACAATTGCCGCATAATAAAACTCTTTAAATTTAACTAATTCACCTACAGTGTAATCTTTATATGATTTCCATTCTGTGACACGAGCATCATCGTATATAAAGCCTGGAATATTTAAACTACCGTTCCAGTTATCTGTTCTATATCCTACAACTTTAATTCTTTGCTGTCTATAACCTGTGTTCTTGCTAAAAATTACATCATTAAACACAGTTGTATTATCTATGAATACAACATGTTCTTTTTGTATTAACGGTAATTTGATTAAGAAAATACCGTCTTGCTCAGAAGTTAATTGGAAGTTGTTTAGATTATCTCTATACACATTAAAGAAACTAAAGTTAAGTTTTTTACTATTTTGATTTAGGATAGGATAATTGTAAAAACTATTAAACAAATCATCGACTACATAATACTCTTCAGAAAATACTAAATTATTTGCAGCAGGACTTAAAGTAATAATACTTGATGCAGCCCAGTTTTGACTTGTCCAGAACATAAACTCTTTTGCTGCAAGTGACCAGTTTTCTACTGCTTCAGTTTGTCTGTTAAAATAATCAAATATAAATCCTTCAGCAATTAGATGTTTTTGATATCCTAACAAGAAATCAACTACTGTTTGTACTGAACTAAAAACCGTTCCATAATCTATACGTGACAAGTTTGAGTCATATCGTTTTCTAAAATAAGCATTTACACCGCCAACTTGTGGCAGAGATTTTAATGGAGTAAATTTAGTTTCGTCAAATTCTGCTTCTGAAGTATGTGTTACATTTACTCTATAATAACGATCATTAAACTGAACAATTTTACCTGCAATATATGTTTTGTTAACATCCCATGTAGAGAAACTTTCGCTAATACCGCCAACATTTACTACTGGATCATTTGCACTTTCTATTGCAGCATTATAGAAAAAATATGGCTCTTCTTGATCGTAGCCGCTGATTTTAAATCCTCTAGAAACTTTTTCTATAATTACGCCACTGTAGGTAACAACTTTTTGAGGCGCACTGCTTCTAAAAGATAATTTATAGTTTTCAAAAGGAATAAAAACATTACCTTGGTTTAATGGTGTTTTGCTATCTAAAACTAATTTTAATTTTTCTTTGTTAGCAAAGCCTGCAACTTTAAAACCAATTTTATTATCAATATTTCTAATATTATCAATCATAGTAGAATAAGAAAATTCTGTATTTAGATTAATATACTGAGAAACATAATTTAATAATCCGCCTGCAAGATTACCATCTATTGAAGGGAATATAATATCCTTTGTGTTTATTCTTTTGTTTGTTTCGCTATAAATAATGTTACCAGCTTTGTTCCTAACAATTCTAGATCTATCTAAACCAATACCAATTGTGTGTGCTGGACGTAACAAAATCATTGCTGTGAGTAATGCAAAAGGATATCCGCTGCTGCGTCTCCATGCAGTTTCTACTGGAGCATTATCACCAAATTTGTATTCAACATTTTGTTGTACAGAAAAACTAAAGTTTTGTGCAAATCCACTTTCTAAAGGACTTAAAAGTTGTCCATTTTCATTAACAGGAATATGCTCTAACAAGTTACTTCTAATATATTTAGAGCGCACAACAACAGGTTGTCCTGGTTCACGCACAATGCCTTTTTGCAAGTCTGACCATAATATTAAGTTGTTACTTGTATAAGGTGCAGGACCGTATACATCTACCCACCATGTAGGTGCGCTAGAAAATCCTAGCATTTCCCAAGGATGTGTGTGAGGTCTGTCAGTATCAAATGCTTGGATATAAACACCTCTCCAAAAACCTGGCAATGGTTGATTTTTAAGATTTACACTTTTACTGTAATTGTATGTAAATGAATCGCCTTGTACTAGGAAATCGTTTGCTGTGTAATCATTGATTTTAGCAACATCTAACCATTTAACAAAATCTGTAATTATAATATCGTCTATGCTTTGTCTTGTGACGCCAGTGTCTCTGCTAAATCCGCCAACAATATCATGTATATCAAATATATTTGTATCATACTCTATTTTAAGATTATTATAAATTCTTTTTTCTAATTCTAAAATTAAATCATCTCTATAATCATCATAGGCCAACATGATACTACCATCATGTCCTCTTAATACATTTGCGTTTTCATTGTAAGAAGTATCTAAAAACCTTTCAGGAACATATGCTGGATACAATCCTATTTTTGTAGGAGTAGGTGGAATAAAACTACCTTCTGTATTTGCATATTCATAAATTTTAATTACATCGCCGTTTGCAAAATCTTTTGAGATATTAACAAAACCTGTATCTGTAAATGTATAATCATTACCATGTACAAGTTGTTCGTCATTAATGTAAACATAAACTGCTAAATTACTAATTTGCGACTTTGTAAAAATTTTACTCAAAGCATATGTTTTTAATCTGTTGTCTAAAACATCATATTTTATTTCAACACTACCGCCTGTGCCTGCCATATCTGTGCTGTAAAAATTGCTTGTCTGAGTTTTATCTTCGTTGAGCAAATTAAATATAAAATCAACATGCTCTTTTACAGTGCCATTAAATGTGTTTTCTGTTGCAATCTGAACAAATTGTCTTTTAAACTTTTGGTATTCGTTTGATGCATATCTTACACTCTTAATCAAGTTTGCAGATTTAGATACAAGTGTATACATTGGCAAGTTAATAGGACCGCTGTGTTGTACAAATTTTCTACCGTATGCAGATACATCTCCTAAATCTCTAAGATTACTAATACCAGGTTGTACACCTTGGAAATTGTTAAGCTCAGAGATCAGTCCTTCAACATGATCATTTACTTCGCCTAAAGTAAATTCTGTGATATTTTCGTTTAACGGATTTCTTTCCAAATTATCTGGAATCTCATAATATCCATTAGAATTTTTATCTGCTTTACTATGAGTTTTAATAACAACAATATCTGTAAATTCTAAATTGTTATCAAATACCACTGTTTTGTGTTTACTATTGTTAACAAGAGTGTAATCGTTGCCTTCTGTTTTATAAGCACTGTTGACATATACTTGTACTTTTAAATCAGTAAGATCAGCACTGTTATTATAAACATCTATAGGAAAATTGTTTACATATTCTTCACCAGTGAATTTTCTTACAACATACTGTTGAGATTTCGTTGTTGCTTTTTTCCATGCATTTACATATGTGTCAGTTTCATTTACATATTTTTTAAGGAATAGTCTGTCACTTTGTAATGCTACAAAATCATTGTCAACTTTGTAATTGTAAGACTTACTCAACAATGGAAAATCAAAAACAATGTCACCGATGTTTACAAAGTTTTGATATGTTAAAGGAAATCCTAATTCAGGATCGTTTGCGCCTTCGCCAACACGATAATTAAAAATTCTGTTTCCTACAAATTCTGTGCTATCATAAATTGTTTGGTCGCCAATGCTATTTCCGTCAACATCAAATAAATCAAATAAAGGTGATTGATTTATCCCCGACTTGTCTTGTGCTTTGTTCCATTGATTACCATCATACCAATACATGCAACCAGCATTCACATCACCATCTAAAATTAAAATTGTTTCGTTTTCAGTTGGAAGTGTATCTTCTGTTTCTACTAAACTAATTTGTAGGTTATTATTATGTGTAATAAAATTAACTTCATAAATTTTACCATTTACAAGAGAGTCTGGATCACCTGTGAATAGCACACGCATTCCATCTGCTAAATCTATACCATCAACGTTGTAACCAGAACTGCCTTCAATTGTGCTAAAAACATCAGGTGTAAATGTGTCAACTAGATCTACTGCTGCTTTTGCTTTGTTACCATGATTAAACAATCTTAAATCTGGTTCAAATTCAATAATAGGTCTTAATGCTCTAAGGTCTTCAAAAATTTCAATAGGTGTGTTGTTAATTTCTGCACTTTTTTCTATAACACTTTTATGTGTCCAGCGGTTGTATCTACTCCAAGGGTTTTTACTCTTGTCTCTACGGTTGATACAAACATAATCTTTTGTTCCAGCAAAACTTTTTGCATCTCCAAATGGCACTCTATCAAACGGATTGATGTCAAATGGTACTTGTGTATCCTGTGTAAAGATGGCAGGTACTTGTAAATCTTTTACTGCAACAAGTTCAATTGATTCGCCAACACCTTCTACATAATATAATCCTTGTTCGTAAGACTCAGGATATACTGTGCCTGTGAAGTAAACCTTCATGCCATTAGAAAAATCCCAACCGTCTACTGTTTTATAAGTTTTCTTTCCTAAGATTTCTTCTTCAACATTTAGCACTGTTGATTCTTCAATATCAAATAAATTTAAATTACCACTAACGTTGATATCATTTTGACTGATATAATAAAGATTGTCAGGTGCATTCATAGGCACTGTAAATTCTAGCACGCCTTTTTCTAAAAATCCATCGCCTACTAGATCTTCTCTAAATACAACAGTATCGTCATATTCTTCTGTGATAGATACACCTTCTAAATATAAATTTTCTACATATTCTGTGCTGTCAGCATAAGGAACATTTTTTAATCTGCTTAGTGCAATACCAAAAGGATGACCTGGAGTATCAACTTCAAATCTATATGTTTGTCCTCTGTACAGTGTTAATATTTTATTACGAGTTACTCCGTCAGGTGTGAATACAAATGCTGCATCGCCGCCATCATATTCAAGTCTTACTTGTAATGTACTTACAACATTTATACCTGTGCCTCTTACAGGAACTTCTTGTGGACCATTTGGTAACCAATAATATTCACGGAAGTTTGTAAACTTGTCAAAATCAATATGCGGATTCCATGCATAAAACTCTTGTGCAAACAATTTGTCATGGTTGGTTGTATTACCGCCAAAGCCGCTAATTTGTCCAAGTAAATCTAAATAATCAGCATTAAATTCAACATTGCCAATATCATCTTCAATAATTGTATATGGTTCTAATTGATAGTTTTCTCTTTCACTGCTTACATCAGAGATATAGTTATCTGAGATTACTGCTGCTTTTGCTTCTCTACTGCCTACAAATCCATTTAATTTTTCGACTACACCTGGAGATGTTAATTGATCAAGTGTGCTTCCTATAAATTTTTTGTTAGCATCAGTACGAAAATATCTTGGCAACAAAGAAGCATTTGTTCTTTTACTATCATTGCGACCTGGAATAGGATATTCATTTTGGTTATCTTCGTATGCCATCAGTAATCATTTCCTTCGGTAATAATATTGGTATTTGTCACGCTACTTTGTATTCCTGTGTTTAATACTTCGTCACTTGTTACCACTGTTCCTGTGGCTTTTAATCTTGCTGCTGTGATACTGTCAATAACTTCTACGTCACTAACGTTTGCAGCATTTACAAATATTTCGTCATTTTCGCAAACTATTTCGTATAGGCTACCAAACACTTGTGTTTCGCTTTTTGGCACTAGCACAATACTTGCCACATCAGGCGAAACTTGCTTCATAACATATGCTGCTAATTCACTAAAATAAAATGTTTCTCCAAAGTCCCAATTTTCAAGTGCAAAATATTCATTAATACTGTCAATAACTCTTGACTTGACTTCGTTGTCGTTTACAACTCTTGCTGTGTTTTTAACAATTTTAATTGTTGCTTGCAAATCTTCATCAGCTAAACTACCAAACAATGGTTTGTATTTTACTGGATGATAAATTAGTTCATCACTTATACTTTTGATTTTCTTAATATCTTGTCCATAATTTAAATACAATGCATCACTGCTAGGAGGCAACGGTCTAGTTGTTATATCGCCTTTTAAGAATTTTCTAAATTCAGTATCATATGTTTTCTCTAAAAGATATAAATCAATTATATTACTACTGCTTGGATCAATTCTACGGTTTTCTGCTGCGGCATGTCTGTAATTAAATCTTAATTTGTCTCTGCCTTTGTAAGCACGCCAGTTAATGTCTAAATCTAAACCGGTCATTAAACTGTTAATTCTTTTAAACACATCTTTGCTGCTAATATAAAAAACTGGATCATCGGTGTATGCACTTAATGATCCTGCGGCGCCTTCGTTTGCAATAACAATAATGTTATTTTCTTCAGCATCTGCATATTCATAAGTTTCTACATCATTTCTTAAAATTTTCTTAGCAAATACATATTTGGTATCAGGCAAATAATCTGGTGCAACAATTTGTGTAAACAAATCAGGATCATCAATAACACCATCGTTGTCAGTATCAACAAATCCAACTTCTAATTTTTTACTGTCGACATAACCAGCATCGCCTCTGTATGCACTAATTACTTGCCACTTCCAGTTTTGTGTAAAGTTGGTCAAGCTATCTGGAATGTTATTGTTGCTTAAAACATCAATTGTATCAGTAACAATTTGTCCTGTTTTACTATCGTAAATTCTATCATTTCCATCAAAGTAAAAACGTATTTGTTCATCGCTTTCAAACACATAGCGTAATCCACGATGTGTTACAGTGTAAGTTTCGCCATTGGTTTCAAATAAAAATATCCAACTGCTATCTTGGTTAGTGCCTGTTGCATCGCCAGTACGACCTTGGCTAAATTCATTTACTGTATCTAAGTTTACGTTTGTAATAACTTTCCAATCAGTTGTTTCTGTGTCATATCTTAAACCAAAAGTTTTGTATGAGAATATTTGGTCAACCATTTGAGACAATGTATCTGCTACAATTGTCATATTCAAAACAGAAACAATCTCTGTAATTTTTGACCCTGCAGGAATATTGTCATTTAACACAATAGGACCAAGTGTGCTATCAATATCCTGTACAGTACCATTTTCAAATACACTTATAATTTTTGTCCAAATGTAAGTTTTATCTCCTAGCACATTTGGCGTGCCACTTACTAAATTATTATTCTTATCAAAATATTGTCCTGCTGGTGCAACAAATTTAATTAAACTACCAGGGGCTGCAAAACGCATAACACTGGCTGTAAAACTGCTTACTGCAACAGGAATAGAAAACTGATCTTCAAATATACCAGAACTTTGATTTGTATCATTGGTTGTTGGGTTCCATGTAAAGTTTAAATCTTCGACACTGGTATTTCTATCAAAATATTTGTAATAGAAGTTTTTAGTTTGTGTGTGTTTGATTATTTCTGTTACTTGATTGTTGATTACACTTTCGATATCAGTTCTAGTAGTAAAATCAAAGCTGAACTTTTTTGCTAAATCTTCTGTAAAAATACTACCATCGTCGCCAAACATTAATGTGTTGCTGTACTTGCCAGTTGCATCACGTAAATCATAATATCTACTGATGCCACTGCTGGTTCTGTTTACACTTTTTGTTTTAATAATTTGTTGGCTTACACCAAGTGGACCAATGTTATAATCTTCACCTGTGATTAATCTGTTTTGTGTATAAAACGTGCTTGGCGCATTTGTTTTTATGCTTTCATCAGATTCTGCTGCATCTGCATTTGTTACAGCAGTTTGTAAATCTAAGACTAAATTTAATGTTTCGTTTGTGTTATTTTTACTTAGGTATGGTATCTGTATTTGAATACCAATAAGATCAGCAGGATTAATTTTGTATTGTTCATTTGAACTTGTTCTATAATATACTTTAAAACTACCTTTAGGAAGTGTACCAAAAACACCGTCACTAAAAATTAAACTAATTCTATCATTAATTCTACTCAACACACCGTAAATATCACGCACACCTTTTTCTACACTGTTGTACACAATATTGTTGCCTTCAACTGAACTAACTTTTGTCCAAAGATCTTGTTCGTCTCCGTTGCTGTCAAGTTTGTATAACCAAACATCTGTTTCGTTTACATTGTCTGTGTCAATGTTTACAGTTGTATTAGGCACAGGACTTGTGATTGAGAACACGTTATTGTTCAACACACCTTGTCTAAAATGGAAAAAGAATCCGCTATTAGAGCTGCCAGCACCTTGTCCATTATCTCTGTACAAGAATGCTAATTTGTTGCCCGGAAATGGTTCTTCTTCATAGATAAAATTATCTGCTGTGTCAATACCTGCACTGGTAATTTCAAACTTTCTACTTTTGTTATCAACTGTTTTAGTAAAACTAAAAACAGGAACATCTGTGTTAGTGCCATTAAATCTATATTGTTCTGTAATTACACCGTCCACAACAGTTTTTTTAATAGGACGACCAAAACGTGAATTTGCTGGTAGTGCTGCATTTAGGACTTTTGTAAATTGCTCGTACCAATCAGGATTTGTTGCATCATTCCAAAGCACAGTTTGTCCGCTAAGGTTATTATTGTTTGCATCAAATACATCTTCTGTTGTGCTAATGCTATCAATTTTTAACAAACCATTAGCAGTTGTGTTTCTGCTTGCATTGTAACTAATAAGTCTTGCTAAACGGAGAATACTTTCTCTACGCTCTGCTGTTTCGATATAATTTTCTCTAGCATTTAGGTCTGTGCGGAAGGCAAGGTTTTGGCCTAAAAATGCAATTAAATCAATCAGTGCAAGATATTCTGAGCTCTCAATATAGTCGTTATAATCTTCAGGATAGTTTTCTCTGATGTATGTGATCATTGTTCTACGTAGATTATCAAAGTCGTAGCTTTGGAAGTCTGCGTATTTAAAACTCTGATATATTGCTTTCCAATCTTCTGCTAATAGAAGTCGATTTTGCCTGTCTGTCGTTGACATATGCCATTCCTCACTTTATAGTATATTTACCTGAAGTAATAATATGCGTATATTAAAGAAGGCCGTTGTTTTGGTCAAATTTAATGCGCATTGTTTCGCTAATACTATACGGAATATAAGTGAGTGTACAGTCAACTTGTAGTCCACTTTCGTATGCATCAACTGTGACAGTTTCTACGCTAATACGAGGATCATAATTGATTACTTCTGTAATGTCTTGAATAATCAATTCTTTTAAATCTTCTGTGAATGGTTCAAATAATACGTCCCAAATAATTGTACCAAACATAGGATTTTCTAGTTTTTCGCCTTTGCGAATATGGAAGTGATTTATAATGTCTTGTTTGATAATTTCTAAATCATATAAATTAAAGCCACGTGGATTGGCTACAGTACTAATACCTCTGTATTGTTTGCTGGTTACAGCTTCATCAGCAGCAGGAGAACTGATACTAATATTCTTATAAAGTGGTTTTTCATTTGTAGCCATAACGTATTTATCCTACCTCGAAATGCCGCCAGATATTAAACAAGCGTCCATATCATCGTATGGTATGTATTCAGCTAATCTATCATAAAATTCATCGCCTGGACGATAACAAATATTACTTGTTGTAGATTTTTTAACTACTGTGTTATCAATAGTTGTAATTTGTCCATTTACAATTTTACTTGGTTGTGTTACTGTTTGCTTTGTGTTATCTAGTACATACAAGCTGTTCTTTTTGACTAATTTAGTACCAAACTTTTTTGCTGTTTTTCTACATGCATTTGCTGCATTTAAAAAACTTTTATCACCTGTGCTTTTGTAAATTTTTCTATGCACTTCATTTGCACTTTCAGCAATAGCATTTATTTGTGTGATAGGGTTATCTTTAAATGCAATATTACGTGCAACTTGTGTGCCTACATTACGCACTATGTTTGGTTTTTTAAATGCTTTACCAATTAAATTAGCACCTACTTGTCCAACAGCGCCTCCAATAACAACTTGTAATTCTTTTGGTAATGAATTTACAGCATCATCTAAGTTTTTAACAAAAGAACCAACTCCTTTGGCAAAGCCTTCAAACACAGGACCAACTCCAGGAATACTTGCTAATGCACCGCCTAGTCCGTTTGCTAAATTGCCTGCAATATCACCTAATGCATTTCCAAGACCTCCTAAGGCTTTTCCTAATCCGCCACTGATTGCAGCACCTAATGCACCAGTTAGTCCTGTGGTGCTTAACAAGTTTTGCATAGTACTCGGTAAACTACCTAATAAATTATTAATACCTTGTCCAGCAATACTGCTAAGTCCACCTGCAACACCTTGTAAAAAACTGTCTTTGATTAAACTAACTTCGCCATTGGCAGCATCAATAATTATTGTTCTAGCTTTAGCAGGATTAGCGGCATCTATAGTACCTGCATAGGTTGAAGTTGGCGTACCTACTTGTCCAGTAGCGTTTCTCACCGCATTTGTATAACCGCCTGCTAATGTATCTGGATTTACCCATCCATTAGCTGTAAATGCAGCAGGATTAGCAATACCTTGTAGTGCAGCAGCAGCACCTGCTAATTGCGGAGGAATTTGATTACCAAGTTGTTGTAAACCTGCATTAAGCACTCCTTGTGCTGCGCCTCTGATTGCACCTTCTAAATTACCGCCGCTTGCAAAACCTTGTATAGCGCCAACTGTTGCAATAGCTGGAATAGGATTTTTTGCTGCAATTTGATTTACTGCGTTTCCTAATATTTTATTACTTTCACGTAATGCTGCTGTTCTAAGTTCGCCCTCAATTACTTTAAACATCAATCATCCTCCGGTGTAAGTTCATTCATTGCAGTTCTATCTGTGTGAACTGGTCTTTCTTCCATATGTATATCTTGGCTTTCTGTGTCGACTGCTTCAGTTTTGTCTGGTGCAGTTTCCAATGGATTCCAGTTTTCATGTCCTTGCCAAGGTTCGTGTTGCGGAACACGTTGTGGAAATTTAGCTTTTACAGGCAAAGTAGCTTCTTCTGCTTCTTCTGCATTTGGACCGTTCATATCAATCTTATCAGCTTTCTCAATATGGTGAGATGATTTAATGTGTGATTCTCCAACAGCAGTTATTCTTGTATTGCCCCCACTTTTTTGATTTATGTTTGCACCAACCGTTGTTTTAATATCATTTGTAACCGTGGTTTCTAAATTGTTTTTACATTTTATGTAACCGTCTACACCAACAACCAAATGATAATCTAAAGCACAGCTCATATTGATATTATCGTTTGTAATCATATTAATATTTCTACCAGCTTCAAAGTTTATATCTCTATCGGCAACAAAATTAAAATCTGTTTCTGTATGGAAACTTATGCTGTCTTTTGCATACACATCAAGTTTACCGTTACTTGACATTTCTAGCCAACAAGTACCTTTGCTATTATTGATGTATATCAAATCTTCACTAGTGTTGATCATAATTTGCGCAC